GGGGGGCGGGGGGGGGGGGGGGGGGGGTTGTGCCCTCCCCCGGGGGGGGGGGGGGGGGGGCCGGCGGGGGGGGGGGGGGGGGGGGCCCGGAAACGGGTGTGATCTAAGGGTTGTGGCGCGGATATTCCACCCGAAAGGTCCGGGGGATTTTCGCCCCTTACACCGCTTCGCGGTCCCCCTCCCCCACGCGCGGGGGAGGATCAGCCTTGATTGACAGTTACCGTCCGGTTGGTATGTAGCAGAAATGGACAGCACCACACGCCGTCGCGCGCCCGACGACACCCGCGCCGAGATCATCGAAAAGGCCCTGGAGGTCGCCGCCGAACTTGGGGCGTCGGGCTTTACGCTGGATGCGGTGGCGGCGCGCACCCGCGTCAGCAAGGGCGCCCTGCTGCATCATTTTCCCAGCAAGATCGCGCTGCTGGAAGGGATGGTCGATCATCTGGGGCGGATGCACACGGACATGATCCTGGCTGAGGCGGCGCGGGATCCCGAACCCTATGGCCGCAATGCGCGGGCCTATCTGAGGGCGACGGTCAACGAACCTGTGACACCGCAGGACGTCAGCATCGGTCGGGTCATCATGGCCGCCTGCGCCATCGATCCGGCGCTGGCGCAGCGCTGGAACGGCTGGATCGACAAGGTGAAGGTCGACGATCCAAGCGATCCGGTCGGGGCGGACGACGCCCTGATGCTGAGGCTGATCGCCGATGGCTTGTGGATGTCGGACCTGTTCGGCACGCATCAGGTGTCGCCCGAGCAGCGGACGGCCCTGCTGTCGCTGCTGACGCCGGGCCATCCGATCACGGCGAACGAGGCATGAGTCTCCTGACCTGGGCCGCCCTGCTGGGCGCCATCGCGCTGGAGGTGGCGGGCACGACGATGCTGCAGGCCTCGCAGCAGTTCACGCGGGTCTGGCCGACGGCGGGGATGGCGGCCTGCTACGGGCTGGCGTTTTACCTGCTGTCCATCGCCCTGAGGCAGATGCCGGTGGGGATCGCCTATGCGATCTGGAGCGGGCTGGGGGTGGTGCTGATCTCGGTGATCGGGACGGTGGTGTTCCGCCAGCGGCTGGACCTGCCGGCCATTGCCGGGCTGGCGATGATCGTCGGCGGGGTGATGGTGATCAACCTGTTCTCCAAGACGGTCGGGCATTGAGGCTGTGACAAGCGGCGGCGCGGCGCGTATGAGGCGCGCCATGCAGCCCTACTGGGAAACCAAGACCCTGGCCGAGATGTCGCCTTCCGAGTGGGAGGGGCTGTGCGACGGGTGCGGGCTGTGCTGCGTGATCCGGTTCGAGGACGAGGATACGGGCGAGGTCATTCCGACGCGGGTGCACTGCAAGCTGTTCGACCCCGAGGCCTGCGCCTGTTCGGACTATGCGAACCGCAAGGCCCAGGTGCCGGACTGCATCAAGCTGACGCCCGGAAACATCGAGGCGTTGGAGTGGATGCCCAAGTCGTGCGCCTATCGCCGGCTGCACGAGGGGCGGCCGCTGGCGAAATGGCATCATCTGATCTCGGGCAGTCGCGAGACGGTGCATACGGCGAGCGTATCGGTGCGGGGCCAGACGATTTCGGAGCTGTCGCTGGCCGAGCCGGAGGATGCGCTGGATTTCGAGGCGCCGGAATGGACGCTCGAACGCGGCCGGGAGCGATAGGGTAGCACCCCCTAGCCAGCGCAATGACGCTGGTCGAAAAGCTTCAAAAACAATCTGTTGGCGAATTATGTGGGCGTTCTTCCGGCCTGAGGACGCTGGTCCGCTATGGTTTGGGCATGACGGGAAATCGGGATGACGGAGAGGGCGGCTGCGGCGGCGCGCGCGAGACGGCTGCGTCCTGCGCCGGGTGGATGGAGCCCCTGTTCCTGATGATGAAGGCCAAGATCGAAGAGGCGACGGAGAGCGTCTGCCAGACGGACGTCGCCGAGGCGGGCGCCGCCGAGAAGGTCGCGCGCCAGATCGGGGTGATCGCGCGTGCGGCCAAGGCGGTCGAGGCGATGCGGCTGCTGTGCCTGAGCGACAACGAAGAGGACGAGATGGGTGGACGAACCTACGACCCCGCCGAAGACGAGCGAATCCGACGAGAACTGCTCGTCGAATACGAGCGGATCGACAGCATCATCGAGAGAAAGGATGCTGAAGCAGCTGAACGGGCGCGAGCTAAGGCTGAAGCGCAATCATGCGCGGCTGCTGGAGCACCAACACAAGCCGCGTGACCTCGACCTTCGGACCTGGCTGCTGCTGGGTGGACGGGGGTCGGGCAAGACCTTCGCCGGGTCGGTCTGGATCGACAAGCTGGCGCGAAAGACACCCGGCATCACCCTGGCCCTGGTCGGCCCCGCCTTGCACGATGTACGCGAGGTGATGGTGGAGGGGGCGTCGGGGATCAAGGCGCTGGCTGAGCCGGGCGACCGGCCGCGTTGGGAGGCGGGGCGGCGTCGGCTGGTGTGGGGCAATCAGTCGGCGGCCTATGCGTTTTCGGCCGAGGATCCCGACAGTTTGAGGGGGCCGCAGTTTCATGCGGCCTGGGCGGACGAGTTCTGCGCCTGGCGACGGCCGGAGATGGTGCTGTCGAACCTGAGGTTCGGACTGCGGCTGGGGGCCTCGCCCCTGCTGGCGGTGACGACGACGCCCCGGCCGATCCCGGCGCTGAGGCGGTTGATGGCCGAGGCCGGGACGGTGACGGAACGGGCGGCGACGGCGCTGAACGCGCAGAACCTGTCGCCCGGCTTTCTGGCGCATCTGAACGACATCTATGGCGGGACGCGGCTGGCGGCGCAGGAGCTGGAAGGCGTGGTGGTCGAGGGCGAGGGCGCCCTGTTCCGCATTGCGGACCTGAAACGGGCCAGGGGCGCGCGGCCGGTCGAACTGGACCGGATCGTCGTGGCGGTCGATCCGCCGGCGACCGCGACCGGAGACGCCTGCGGCATCGTGGTCGTGGGGCGAAAAGGTCGCCAAGCCTTCGTGCTGGCCGACCGGACGGTGCGGGGGCTGTCGCCCGGCGGCTGGGCCGGGGCGGTCTGTCAGGCTGCGCGGGAGTTCGGGGCGCACGAGGTGGTCGCCGAGGGCAATCAGGGCGGGGACATGGTCCGCGCGGTGCTGGGCGCCAACGACTGTCCCGCCCCGGTCGAGATGGTCCACGCCTCGCGGTCCAAGGCGGCGCGGGCCGAGCCGGTGGCCCTGCTCTATGAACAGGGGCGTGTGGTCCATTGCGACGCCTTTCCCGCGCTGGAGGAAGAGATGCTCGCCCTGGGGTGCGAGGGCGGATCCAGCCCGGATCGGGCCGACGCCCTGGTGTGGGCGATCACGCGGCTGATGCTGGGGCCGCAGTCGGCGCCGAGGATAAGCCGGCTTTAGCGGGTCACGACCCGTCATTCCGGGGCGTCCGAAGGACGAACCCGGAACCCAGGGGGCTTTTGAGAATGCTGGGGTCAGCGCCGAGAGGCGGTCCTGGCTTCCGGGTTCCGCGCGGGGCGCGGCCCCGGAATGACGACCGCATTTATTACACAGGAGAGACGATATGCCGGCCATTCCCGAGCGGGACGGATTGCTGAACCATGGGCGCGACGCGGGCGGGCCGGCGAGGCGCGCGGCGGCGGCGGCGCCCAGCGATACGGCCGATCTGACGACCTACGCCAAGGCGCTGTATGTCGGTGGAGCGGGCAATGTCCGTGTGCTGACGGTCGGGGCTGAGGATGGCGACGCCGTGACCTTCGCCAACCATCCGGTAGGTTGGTTGCCGGTGCAGGTGCGCCGGGTGCTGGCGACCGGGACGACGGCGACGCAGATCGTGGCGGCCTTTGACTGATGTCGGGGGTCGAGATCGGAGCGGCGACGGCGGCGCCGGGCGGGGTTCTGGGCCGGTCGAGGTTCGAGATTCCCGACCTGCCCGTCTGGTCGGCGGCGGTCAGGACCATGCAGGCGGGCGGGCGCGAGGCGCGGCTGCTGTGCATCGGCGACAGCGTGACGCAAGGCTATGGCGCGGTCTCCGGCGGCTGGACGCCGAACGGTCGGACGGGCGCCTGGCCCGAGCGGCTGGCGGCGATGATGAGCGCGCGAGGCCTGCCGGCCTCGGCGGCGTCGGTCGCGGGCGCGGGGGCGGCGGACGGGGCCAGCGGAGGCTATTCCGCCTATGATCCGCGCGTGACGATGGGCGCCGGGTGGGGCGTCAATACGCTGACGGGAATGGGCGGCAAGCTGTTCTCGGGTGCGGCGTCGTCCGGCGGCGTGTGGAGTTTTCAGCCGGACGGTCCGGTGGACCGGTTCGACCTGTGGGCCGTGACCAATACGGCGCTGGGGGTGCTGACGGTCGAGACGGACGGGGCGGTGCGGGCGACGGTGAACACCACCAAGGCGGCGTCGATGGAGGTCACGACCGTGGCCTTTCCCGAGACGGCCGGGCCGGTGAGCGTGCGCTGGGCCTCGGGCGGGGCGGTGTTCATTGCAGGCGGGGTCGCGTGGCGGTCGGACGTGCGCCGGGCGCGGGTGATCAACGCCGGATGGGGCGGAGCCAGGATCGCGGACTGGATCACGACGGACCAGCCCTACCGCGCCTACGGGTCGATCCCGGCGGCGGCGCCCGATCTGTCGGTCGTGTGCCTGACGATCAACGACTGGAATGCGGGAACGGCGGTCGCGACCTACAAGACCGGGTTGGGGACGCTGGTGGATCGGTGCCTGACGACAGGCGACGTGCTGCTGATGACGGGCTGTCCGTCGGATCCGGCGCAGGGCAAGGCGAGCTACGCCGCGCAAGCCGCGTTACGGGACGCGGTGTTCGAGGTCGCGGCGACGCGGGGGTTGGCGGCGCCCATCGACGGGACGGCCTTGTTTGGCGGCAGTTTCGCCGGCGGGCTGATGTTCGATTCCGTCCATCCCAATGCGGCGGGCCAGGCGAGGATCGCCGAGGCGGTGCGGGCGCGGATGATGATCTGAGGTTGTCGCGCGCTCTCGTGCGATGGTAACCGTGGCGGATGGGGGAGCGGTTCTACGGGGTGCAGGCGCTGCGGTTCGCGGCGGCGACGGCGGTGGTCGTCACGCACGCCGTGGACCTGGCCGGGACGCGGCTGGGGCTGGAGACAGTGCTGGCCGGCGGGACGGTGGAGAACTTCGGCGCCGTGGGCGTGGACGTGTTCTTCGTCATCAGCGGCTTCATCATCGCCACGACGACGCGGGGGCAGACGGGCGCAGGCGCGGCCGGGGCCTTCCTGTGGCGCCGGTTTCGGCGGGTGGCGCCGATCTATTGGCTGCTGTCGCTGCCGATCCTGGTCGGGATGGCGCGGGGCGGGACGCTGAGCCCGGAGGTGGTCGTGGCCACCTTCCTGTTTTGGCCGTTCAGCGGACTGGAGATGACGTTTCCGGCGCTGGGGCCGGGGTGGACCCTGTGTTTCGAAATGCTGTTCTACGCCGGGTTCGGCCTGGCCATGGCTGGCAGGGCGATGGCGGGCGGCCGGCGGGTCGGCTGGGGGCTGATCGGGGCCTATGCGGCGATGCTGGCGGCCGGCCTAGTCGTGGCGGCGCCGGTGCTGAGGTTCTGGGGCGCGCCGATCATTCTGGAGTTTCTGCTGGGCGTCGGGGTCGCCTCGGCGTGGCGGTTTGCGCCGCGTTGGGTGGGGCTGTGGGCGGTCGGGCTGGCGGTGCTCGGGTTCGGGCTGGGCCTGGTCTTCGGCTATGGCGGCGTCGACGATGTGCGGGCGCTGAACGATCCGTGGAACGGGCTGAGGCGCGTGCTGATCTGGGGTCTGCCCAGCGCGCTGCTGGTGTTCGGCGTGGTGCGGATGGAACGGACGGACCGGGCGCCGGGACGTCTGGAACGAGCGGCGGTCTTCATGGGGGATGCGTCCTATTCGATCTATCTGGTCCATGTGCTGGTCATCCGGACCTTGGGGCGGATGTTCGAGAGCGGGATGGTCGCCCTGCCGGGGGATGCGGTGGTGGGGCTGACTGTGCTCGCCAGTCTGGCGGCTGGGGTTGCGGTGCATGTCTGGATCGAGCGGCAGTTGCTGAAGGTGATGACCCCCTCTCCTGTTGGGAGAGGGCTTGAGCGTCCGAGAGCGTAGCGATCGGTCAACACGAAAGGGTGAGGGTCGCGCTCGTGCGAACTGGCCCGCCGGCCGACCCTCATCCGGCTCTTCGAGCCACCTTCTCCCACTGGGAGAGGGGATAAGAAATCTGAGGAGATTGCGATGGTTTCGATCCGGTGGCCGTTCGGCCAGGCGGGGCGCGTGGGCGCGCCTGAGGCGAAGGAGAGCCGGGCGGGCGGGGTGATCGCCTTGTCGGGGGTGGGACGGCCGCGCTGGACGCCCAACGACTACGCCAGCCTGGCGCGCGAGGGGTATCAGAAGAATGCGGTGGCCTATCGCTGCATCCGCATGATCGCGGAAGCCGCCGCCTCAGCGCCGTTCGCGGTGTTCGTGGACGGGGTGCGTGACGAGGCGCATCCCCTGGCGAAACTGATCCGTCGGCCCAATCCCGAACAGTCGGGGGCGGAGCTGATGGAGGCGGTCTATGGCGCGCTGCAGGTGTCGGGCAACGCCTATGTCGAGGCGACCGGCGACGCCGACGGGGACGGGGCGCCGGACGAGCTGTGGGCGCTGCGTTCCGACCGGGTGAAGGTGGTTCCGGGGCGGTCGGGCTGGCCCGAGGCGTGGGATTATTCCGTGGACGGACGGTCGGTGCGGATCGGGCGGGCGACGGACGGCTGGGCGCCGGTGATGCACCTGAAGCTGTGGCACCCGCTGGACGACTGGTACGGGCTGTCGCCGCTGGAGGCGGCCGCGCAAGGGGTGGATGCGCACAATGCGGCCGGCGCCTGGAACAAGGCCCTGCTGGACAATGCGGCGCGGCCGTCGGGGGCGCTGGTCTATGGGGCGAGGAACGGCGAGAGGCTGACGGACGGACAGTTCGAGGCGCTGAAGGATCAGCTGTCGAGCGTCTATGCCGGGGCGACCAACGCCGGGCGGCCGATCCTGCTGGAAGGCGGGATGGACTGGAAGCCGCTGAGCCTGACGCCGGCGGAAATGGACTTCACCGCCGGCAAACATGCGGCGGCGCGCGAGATCGCCCTGGCCTTCGGCGTTCCGCCGCAGCTGCTGGGGATACCGGGGGACGCGACCTACGCCAACTATCGCGAGGCCAATGCGGCCTTCTGGCGACAGACGGTGATCCCGTTGGTGAGGAAGGCGGCGGGGGCGATGACGGGCTGGCTGGGCGAGCGGTTCGCGGGGTGCGAGATCCGGGCGGACCTGGATGCGGTCTCGGCGCTGCAGCCCGAGCGGGATGCGCTGTGGGCACGGCTGGAGGCGGCGAGCTTCCTGACCGACGAAGAGCGCCGGCGGATGGCGGGGTTGGGGGCATGATCGAACATCAGATCCGGCGCGTGCCGACGGCTTTGCTGATCGCCGTCGTGGTGCAGACGGTGGGCGGCCTGGTCTGGGCCGGGGGCGCGGCGGCGCGGATCGCGACGTTGGAGCAGCGGGTCGGGGAACAGAGGCTGGTCGCCGAACGGCTGGCGCGGCTGGAGGTCCAGGGCGAGGCGACGGCGGCGGCCGTGGAGCGGATCGAGCGTAGGTTGGAGGGGAAATGATGGATGGCGCACGCAGTTTTCTCCCTCCCCCCGCGGGGGAGGGTGGTCGCGGAGCGACCGGGTGGGGGCGGCCGGGCAAGGCCGCGGGATTGGAAACGAAACAGGTCTTTGGCGCGTCGCCTGGCCGCCCCCACTCGATCTCGCCTGACGGCTCGACCACCCTCCCCCGAGGGGGGAGGGAGAAGTCCGCTGCGCTTCTCATCCAAGGCTACGCCTCGCTGTGGGGCGTGGCGGATCTGAACGGGGACGTGGTGCAGGCGGGCGCGTTTGCGGACAGTCTGGCCAGGACAGGCGCGGCGGGGGAGCGGATGCTGAACCAGAACGATGCGCGGGCGCCGGTCGGGGTCTGGGAGCGGATCGTCGAGGATGCGCGCGGCCTGTTCGTGCGCGGCCGGATCGAGGACTGGTCGGCCGAGGCGCGGTTCGCGGGCGCCCTGAGCCGGGCGGGGGCGCTGGATGGGCTGTCGATCGGATACCGCACGGCGCGGGCCCGGCGTCAGGGGCGGCTGAGGGTGCTGAGCGCGGTCGAGCTGTGGGAGGTGTCGCTGGTGACGTTTCCGATGCTGCCGGGGGCGCGGTTCAGTTCGGTTTGAGGGTCGGGCAGAGACTTGGAGACGACGACGGCCGGAGGCGCATCCGTGGTCTCTCCGCAATGTTGACCCGGCACGACACGCACGGCCACTGCGCGCCCGGAGTCGGATCGTCTGGGATGAAAGAACAATCCAAACACGGCGCCTCCCCTTCTG